ATCCTCTTTAACCTTGATATTGAAATTAGGGGCTCTAGTAACGTCCGCGTATGCGTCCATAATGTGATAGAAAGCTTCAAAAAACGAAGCAGTTTCTATGGCAAGGTCAGCAATATGGCTTTTCTTTTGCCCGTACATTCTGCCCTGAATGTAGGAATCATGCGCTAAATGGACAAACTTGCTGTATTGCTGGGCGTTCATATATAGGTGGTTATTTGGATCCATACCGAAATAGTAGGTCGTTTCGGGGACTATGTCAAGGGTTTGCGGATTTCTGGGTGGGGTGGGGGTGGGAAAGAAGGGGGGTATTTTTGAGGATTTTTTGAGTGTGGGATAGTGAATTAGTGGGGATTTAGTACTAAATTTGATGCTAAATTTGATGCTAAATAGGGGTAGATTAAAGACGATTAAAAATTAAAGCTCATCAAAATCTTTAAGAGATTTTGCTATGAATTCTAAATTTCAGTCTTTAGGAAGTTAGATAGTCTTTAATAATTAATCGGCTTTAATGGGCTTTGATGGGGGATATTCTATAATAAAAAAGGGGAATTTGGAGGCCTGTTTTGGATTATTGGAAGCTGCGGGAAAAGACTGGGAAAAAATAATAAGGGGTTTTTGTTAAGGTTTTGGAAAATCTTCTAGGGAAACCTGTGGATAACTTTTCTGTGAGATGGACTGAGAAAGGGTGGATTTGACAATGATTGAGAAGTGTGGTATTTGGGTTGGGTTTCAAGATACTATCAAGGGATTTGTGTAGAGTGATAAAAAAGTCGGATAGTAAGACCATAAAAACTATATATGTATAAACTATATTGAACTGTATTTCAGTTACGCGCGTACGCGCACGCATGTAGGGTAGGCTAAAACACAGTTGGAAATGCTTTATTGAAGTATAGTGTACAGTTTATGTGCTAGAGTGAGTGAATCACAGGGAAGCCTGTGGAAAACTTTTAGGAGGTTCTGTGAGTCTGGTTAAAAGAAAGTTAGAGGAAGTCGCGGAAGATATCTTGGAATATCTTTTTCCAAATGGCGGATACGACGATCGGTGGAGAGATTACATATACGCACTTGCGGAAAGAGTGCTTGACGATAAGGATGGATCTTTCTTTGGAGTCGATGAGGTTTTGAAATGTCGGAAATGATTGGGAGCTTTGCGTTCTCTTTTCTTGGAGCGTTTCTAGGAGCATTCGCTGCTATTGCTGTTTTTCGTTGGTATCAGAAAATGAAGCAACTAAAAGTGCTACTTGAGTTACACAAGGAGCTGAATATGAGGATTGATACCGAAATTAATTTTGCCAAGTTAGCCCAACAATTACGAGATGAAGGATTAGGAAATGACTGAAATTAGTAGCAGTGCCGAGAGTGCTTTAGAGGCTTTGGGTATTTCCTTAGAGGAAGCAACTGAAGTTGATAAAGTTTTCAGACAGACACGAGGCAATAACCGAAATGTTTGTATCTGCGGACACGGAGAAACCAAACACTATTTTGAAGCAGGTCGATGGTTCTGCAAGCCAGCCCGACTAGAGTGCAAGTGTCGTCATCTAAAAACAGTTTTAGAGGCTGAGGATGTTCGTCCGTTTATCTGCAAGACAACAGGTGGTGGAAAGTTACACGCTTTGTCGCGTGGAATCACAGCACTTGCTCTTATGGATCCACCTAAGAAAATCACTTGGACAGTTGATCTGTTTTGTGACCGGTGCAAAAGCACGGACTCGGTTGTGACTCCAGTACCAGTTACTGAGTACGGAACTCCAACCACATACCCGACAGGGTTTGATAAGTTTCTATGTCAGAGTTGTAGAGAATCAATCCAAGATGGAGCAGTTGAATAGTTATGGGAAAGCATCACGACAAGGTTTTAGAAGCACTTGAGATTCGGAAAAAGAATACTCCGAACAAGGGTGGGTTCAAGGTTCCAGGATCTATGAACAAGAAAAAGACTGGATATCCTCACAAGGGTAAGAAGCGTTAATTATGAGCTCAGAAAATTATGAGCCATTGAGCGAGGAACTCTACTGGAGAAAAAAGATTGGCGATGAGATTCGTGAGTCAATTACTCGGATGAGAGAGAAGCAAGTCGGAGTCGAAAAAATGAAAGGTCGTACTGACGAAATCTTAGACAGGATTATTCGTTCATACGAACATTGTGAGAATATCGCTCGCGGAAAGAAAGACAGAAACTAATGACGTGGACAGTTGTGTTCAACCGAAACAGTTTCAAAGACTGGCACAGAGATTCAGATTTCTATGGCGCATACATCATAGAGGCAGATGAGAAAGATGCTGTCGAAATCTTTGAGCGAGAAACTGGATTACAGTTTGGGTTGACCCAATACCCTGACGGTGAGGGTTTTGTGAGTATGGAATTCCCTCACCTAGAGGAAGCAGAGTTTGCTGCCTGTACCGACAGAGTTTTGTATTTATCGCGATGAAACATTACAACGTGGTGATTGCCACTCCTGGATTCTCAATGGATGCTCATTACGTTAAATCCTTGATGGCAACTTGCGAGAGATTGATGGACGAGGGGATCACCTTTACGTTTCTGTCGGAGTACTCCTCTTTCGTACCTCACGCCAGAGAAGCAACCGCCATGGGTGGCAGAGAGCTTAGGTATGATAAAAAGCAAATTGCTGGTGGAAAGTTTACCTACGACAAAATCTTTTGGATTGACTCCGACATTGTCTGGACACCTGAAGATTTCTTAAAGTTGTATTTTGCAAATCTTGACGTTGTCTCCGGTCTCTACCTTTTGGACGATGAAAAGAGTGTGCCAGTCCAAGTTGTCAATGGCTTCCTTCGGCTAGAAAAAGCCAACGTAAAATTCCGAACCGATGTGTTCCAAGCAGGTGCAGTTGGGTTCGGATTCGTCTGCATCAAGTCAGGTGTTTTTGAGTCAATGCCTCGCCCTTGGTTCAAACTTGCACGACTAAATCGCGGAGCCGAGCGACCTGAACTCATGGTCGGTGAGGATTTTTCTTGGTGCTACTCCGCCATTGAAAACGGATTTACAATCTGGGTTGACTCAACCGTTTGCGTGACACACCGCAAAATCCGGGATCTAAAAATATAAATTAGAAACAGTTTTTAGAGATAATCTCTATAATGAAAGTCCATCATAGAAAATCCTTTTCCCATAAAGAATCTGCACTTTTGTTTATGAAAGGCCAAAACACCTCGCGTCTCTCTCCACGCGCCATTTTTTTCGCCCGATAAAATACTTACTATCCTTTGGTTATCGGAACACCCCGTGTCCGACTTGACAAAAGGAACTATTTATGTATAGCACCAACTTCCTAGTGGCCGTGGCAGAACGGGCAATCAAAACCTTTGCCCAGACCCTCCTAGCCACCATCGGAGCAGATGCCGCCGGTGTTTTCACCGCCTCCACCCTTGACGCAGCAACCGTAGCGGCTGGAGCGGCGTTGATCTCCGTCCTAACATCTTTTGCCTCCGCCTCCACAGGCCGAACAGGTCCGTCCCTAGCCGGCGAAACCACAGCCCCAGATATCTACATCACACCCCGTGACGGAGACAAAGACGGCCTGGTAAATGACGGCAAGCCAACCGAGGCCCCAGCCCCAGCGGCCAAGAAGCCAGCGGCTAAAAAGGCACCGGCTAAGAAAGCCCCAGCTAAGAAACCCGCCCCAAAGAAGTAGAAAAAAATTTCTGGGGGTTGCGCAATCCGCAACTCAAACTTGAGTCGGCCTGACTCAGCTCAGCGGCCAGCCCCCAGAAATTATATTTTTCACTTCCCGATAAGAAAGCCGGCAGCCCGCCCCCATGTCAGACCTTGAAAATTTTTTTCCACCCGAACGGCCTGTTGCAGACCCAACGGACAGCGAACCGATTGTTGAAGCCCCTTATGACAGGCGGCCTGACCTATCGGAATTAGGTATTATAGAACACGAAAAGGGAGTCTGTGAGGACACCTTTGAGAACCGTCAGGTATTACGGCGTGCCCATCTGAACTGGGACGCGGTCTATGACCAGTCCGGTGCAGCAACCGGTTTGATAGCGGCGAGATCCGCTGAGTCCACAAAGGAACGGCGACTGCTCAGCTTAGCGGAGAAGCGGCCTCTCCTGGCGGATCCGGGAAATCATAACTCAGACTTCCTAACCGGTCTTGATCTTTTAGTTGACGATGCGGCCTGCAAGATCGTACCGCCGTGGGTTATCGGAGCAACCCGTGCTTGGCAAACGGAACAAGACAACGGTGGACCTAAGTCCCCCAACCGTGCACCTGCCGGCCTGCCCCATCGGTGCCGCATTATGAAATCAGACGGCGTGCGCTGTATGTTATGGGCATCGGGTCGTGTCAAGGATGACGGCCTGTGCCGAGTCCATTTAAAGACCGTACGCAAACCGGGTGAAGATGTTGAACGGGCCCGTCGCAAGCTGATCCAAGCTGCCCCCTTCGCCGTCGATGTCTTGGAAGAGTTGATGGAGAATGCTGAGTCGGAACCGGTTCGCCTCAAAGCGTCTACAGAAATTTTAGACCGTGCGGGCGTGCGCGGCGGGACCGAACTCAGTGTTGACGTTGAAGTCAATGACGCACGGCCTCCGCACGTAATTGTTGCCGAACGGCTGCAGCGGCTTGCTTCCGGAGCAGCTGGTATAGCGGCGAGCTTAGCGGAAAAAAATAATATCGTTGACGCTGAGATAGTTGAAGATTCAACGGCGAGCCCAGTCACCACAACCTATAGCATAACTTCCCAGGAACCCCTGGAAAAAAATTCTGAGGCCGATAGCGGCCAGGACGGCCAGGCCTAACGGTGGAAAAAAATATTATAGAAGCAGCGGCGAGACTAAGCGGCGAGCTAACCGCAGACATTCCGTTATCCAAGACCCGTGAGGAACACATCCGCGTAACGGCCAGAGCAAACGCAGCCTTAGAGCTGCTCCACATGTTAACGGCCAGTCAAAGCAGCGGCGAGCAAGTTAACGGATTGGATCCAATCCCCGCAGCCTAGGAAAAAATATTAACGGCTAGCGGCTAACGGCCGGCCCGCCAGGAAACCGGTAAGTGCGGTACCACCGCAGATGCTGCGCAAAAAAATTGACGGCCTGCTATTGCGCCGGAACAAGCGGCGTGCTATAGTCGAACCGTTATCCAGTGGGGAAGCTGGTAACAACGACAAAGCCTGACCGGACTCCATAGCGGTTGGGCTTTTTCGTTTGGCGGGTGTCGCGGGGGATGCGGGGGTCATTTCTGAAGATTTCCAGCTAGAAGATCACGGGAAAAGATAATATCTATTTCTCAAGCTCAAAAAAGAGGGAACCGACCAAATGTGCCTGTCAACCCTGCCACTACTGCTAAACCGCTGAACCGAAGCTAAACCGGTTTATTCCGGTTCAACGGAAAAGATAATAATTTCCAAGGTGCTTGAAAATGTCACCAACCGATGCAATAATAAATTCACTATGGAAAACAACAACAAAGCAATTGAATCTGCATACCAAGCCCTTATGGGTAACATCTTCGGAACTGCTAAGCCAGTAGACGAAAATCCAATCTCTCAAAAGCGTGCTGCCGAATGGTTGCATGAGAACTTCACAGAAGATGAGATCTGGGAAATCTACGACACTGTGAAGTGGGAGCAAGAAATGTCTGAGCCTGAACAAGAATCAGGCGAGGATGAAGTTGCCCCTGTCATCGACATAAAGACTCGCAAGCCTCGGAGTTGACACCGGCTAGAAACATCTCTACAATGACGTTATAACGCGATTGGGTCTTGCACTAGGTAAGACTGCTACAACTGGAGTGCGGTGCGTAGCTCACCCAATCGACACAAAGAAGGAGAAAAAATGGAACTAATAATTATCGGAGCGGCCGGCCTGGCATTCGCAATTGTTTACAAGCTAGTAAGCAAGCGTCAGCAAGAAAGCGTTCTTTCGGTAGAACACCCTTGGGTGTTCGATGAAGTTAAGTACGCAAAAATCCAGCGTCGCCTTGACGAGCAGCTTGACAAGATGTGGGCAATGACTAAGTAGACGATCCACACTTCCCTGGTGTATCGTAAAAAACTAATCCCTTTAATCCGGAACTGAGATTCCGGGAAGGGATTTCTTTTTGCCCTGACGCGGAAAAAAATTTTGCAAAAAGATTTTGCACCCGGAGATTCCGCGGCCCTACTGGGCCAGGAAAAAATAATTTAAGCTTTTCATCGAAGGCGCTTGACAATGTCAGATTCATACTGTAACCTCGTAACTATAACTGAATAAAGCACAACGACACCCCGATTTGACGAATGTCATAGAGCGATGTTAGAGTGTTCATACTTCGTTAGACGGTCTATCGAAGCACAAGATGAAGGGAGCTACTCACCCGTGAGTACTTCAACTATCAGCACGACAAAGGTAACAACCGCCGTTGAGATCACAAGCACCACGATCGAACTTCCTGCAGATGCAGAGAAAGCAATCGTTGAACTCAACTCCATTCGCGCAACTCTTAAGCACTTAGAGGAAGCCGAAAAGAAAGTTAAGGCAACTCTGATGGGTTACCTTGATGGCGCAGAGGAAGGAACAATCAAAGGGGTTGTTCGTCTAACTGCAAAGTCAACAACGCGCCATGGCGTAGACGCAAAGAAGTTGAAGGAAGTATTTCCTGAAGCTGCTGAAGCCTGTGCCACAGAAACTTCTTACATAGTTGTAAAGACTAAGTAAGTAGATTGTCAGGTCGGGGTAGGTCTCCTTAGTGAATTGACAGCCTACCCCGATTTGACACCATTATAGATTTAATGTACCTTTAGAACGTAAGACAAAAAGACACCTACAACAGCAAGGGAGCAACACAAGTGACTACACCGGTCGAATACGTAACTGACACCACCAAGTCAGTACAAGGCTTTGCGATGTACGCAGAGTTTGTTAACACAACACCTGGCCCAAAGCATGGAAACATTTTCCAGATTTTCTTTACGCCAGATGGTGTATCTGAATTAGGTCAATTCGTTGGCGCACACGTTTACGCACGCGAACTATCAAAAGACAAGCCAAAGCGACAATGGCGAACTGCAGCGTTAACACCAGCTTTGGTGGACGCGGATGGAAAAAATACAGGTGAGCATCGTCGCGCACGTGTAGATAATGGAAACAGCATTCGTTCAACGCTAAGGAACTTATGCGTCTATGCGTCTATCGTTCAAGAGCCATTCTTTGTAGAAGTTTCAAAGAGTGATCTTGATGCAATCGCTAGTGGCAAGCCACTAACAAAAGTTATCTATCGAATTGGTGAGACTCGTAAAGCAAAGGGCTTTGCAGAGATCTTTCCAGAGTCAAAGTAAGGGAGTAAAACTATGACTACACTTATTGAAGCGTATGGTGATCGCATAAGTTATGCGTTCGCCAAGTCCTTAGACGATTTCTTGTCGCAATCTGTTGACGCAGATGCATCGATGCGTATCAACGCACAGGTACTGCCACAGGGACGTTACAAGGAACGCGCACCTCGCACTACGAAACCAAAGGCAATCAAAGTGTCAGACGAAAGTATTTCTGCAGTAGCAGTAGTTTCTGACGAAGACATCTACGATCGCCCGAATGGTGACAAGTACCACGCTCGCAAGTGGGGCGAACACCAAGATGTTGCAACCTTGCGTAAAGCTCGTGAAGCAACTGCCAACGCATTCGTGGCAAGTGTTGGTGCGCCGATGTTCACACTCCTTTATGGTGCTCCCGGCTGTGGCAAGACTGCACTAGTCGAAGCAGCATTTGGTGAGAACATGTACACGCTACTTGGAACTGGTGACACAGAAGTTGCAGACTTACTTGGTGGATACGTGCAAACACCTTCAGGTGGTTTTGAATGGGTCGATGGCGATCTTGTAAAAGCTGCCGAAGAGGGCGCGGTTTATTTCATTGATGAAATTGGTCTGATTGATCCAAAGGTACTTTCGATTATCTATGGACTAATGGATGGTCGCAGAGAAATTGGTGTCACAGCAAACCCAGAGCGCGGAACTGTAAAAGCAGATCCAAACTTTTATGTAGTTGCTGCCACTAACCCTAACGCGCCGGGCGTTCGACTTTCAGAAGCGTTGCTATCTCGCTTTACTGTTCAAGCAGAAATGGCAACTGACTGGTCGCTGGCTCGTACCCTTGGTGTTCCAACATCAATGGTTACTGTCGCGCAGAACTTGTCGAAGAAGCAAGCATCAGGTGAAGTCTCTTGGGCTCCACAGATGCGCGAACTACTTGCCTTCAGAGACATCGCAACTGTGTTCGGACAATCGTTCGCAGTATCAAACTTGTTAGCAGCCTCGCCAGAGATTGATCGCCCAGTTGTGGCAGATGTTTTATCTCGCGTATTCGGGGCTGACTGCAAACCAGCAAAGATCTGATAACTCCCTTCTCGGATCTTTGCAGGGTGGGGGGTCGCCATTGGTGTCGCGACTCCCTACCCACCCCCAAGTTGACACCATTATAGATTTAATGTATTCTCGTAAATGACACACGAACGAAAGAGAGAAGGACAACATGGCACACATTGACACAGCTACCACTACAAGTGGAAAGACATACCCAGAGTGGTATGTAGTTGGATCACAAATTGGAACCCTTGTAAACAAGGTGGCCGGCCGAAACGATTTAGTTGGGCTTGCAAGTCCAGAGTCAGGTAGTGGAGCTCCTGCTTGCTACAAGCCAAGAATTGCAGAAGTTGAAGTAAACACTATTGCTGCTTTTGGCGAATACGTTTTGCCAGAAATGATTGGCGACATAAACGAAAGCGAAACTCAATACGAATTTCCTAAAGCAACTGGCGCGGTTATTCACGAAGCTTTTCACGCCAAATACTCACGCTGGGATTTAACAGAAGCGCAACTTGCTTTACAGGAAGATGAATACAAAGCACTAGTACTTTTAGAAGAGTCGCGCATTGAGAAGTTTGGAATCGAAGCAGACGAAAGTCACCTAGTTTTCTTGCGTGCTTGCGTAATGGAAATTGTCCTTGG